TCACCTCATACTTGAGGCGTTCCAAACGCTCGTTTGACTGCTTTTCCCGCCGTATGTGTTTGGCGGGATCGTCGTTGCCTACCTCCTCACAGCCATGCGCCTTCAAATGGCGGCGGTGCTGCGAGCGTGAGGTAATCATGCTGCCGTCAACCATGCTCTTGTATGGCTGGATGTCGGGCTGAACGTAGTGATATTGACCCTTCTCGTCCTTGCGACGCTCTACAAACTCGCCGTCTACGAAAACATAAGTGCGTTTCATTGATTAAAGGTGGTCGGAGGTAAAGTTTTGTTCATCTGCGCGATGATCAGGCGCGTTTGGGCGTCCATGTCAGCCTTGTACTTGGCGGCTTCCTGTTGGCTTTGCAGCTTCATAGCCTCCAACTGCGCCTCAAACTGCTGCTTCTGCTGCTCCATCGCCATCTTGGTCTGGTTCTTGAGCTGCTCCATCTGCATCTGCTGTTGCAGCTTGGCCTGCTGTAGCGCCGCCTCCATCTGCATACGCCCCTGCTCCATTTGACCCTTCTGCTGCAACTCGGCTTGCTTGCCCTGTTGCTCGCCATCGGGCTGCTGTTGCTGGGCGGCCTGTTGGAGTTGCTGCAACGTGGCGTCAATCTGACCCTCAATCGGTTTTGCAGCCTTAAACGCCTGCATACCAAAGCGCAGCAGTTCCATCATCATGGGAACCATCTGCGGGCTTGCCTGACCGACCGGGAGGGCTTGGGCGAGGAACCCACCAAACGCCTGTAAGAACTGCATCCGGTCTTGCTTCATCTGGTTTTCGTCCAGCATCACAAGGCTGTCGGAGGCAATATCAATGCGGAAGTTACGCAGCGGCTTGTTGCGTAGCAGTTCAATCGCTTGCGGGATCAACTGTTGATCCGCTGGCGTCATCTGGTTAGCAGCGGCATACGCCAAAATCGTCTCTGGCTGGTAGTGCATACACATGACCTGCGCTTTCAATCGCAGCAGTTCAGCGGCAAACATCGCCACCTCCTCCTGCATGGAGCGCAGTCTTAATCCTGCGTACTGTCCTTTGATTTGCTGCGCCGTGGCAGTTTCGGAGGCTGCCGAGACACCACGGATAATGTCCGCGATGCCCGTGATTTCGTAGATTTGGCTCTTGATGTCCTCTCTGGCTCGGTAGCATTGGAGGAGGGCGTTGGCGAGCGTGTCCAGCGGGAGAAGGTCAATGCTGCCTTTAAGGCCGCCTTTCTCGCTGAAAGCCATCCACTTATCCACAGGAATAAGCGCATTGTTGTCGCCCTCCGTCATCAGGCGTTGCAGGGCAGGCTGGCTGGCGTCGTATACGCCACGCACACGCAGCGATTTCACCAAGCCGTCAATGCGATCCGAGAGAATGTCCAACTCCATCGCCTGATCTTGGTACAGCACAAAGTCAGGAACGGGTACGAGCGTGTCGCTGGTCGTCGTGGCGTACAGCGGGCGCGGGCAGGGGAAGAATCCCTCAAGGCCGAGCGGGTCGTCACGCACATCAATGACCTGCGGCATACCCTTGGAGAACCAGTAAACCTTCTGGGTTTCCTTGTCCCAAAGCTCACAAATCTTGGCGCGGTTATAAAGGCGCTTGTTCTCGTTGTAGGCGTTTAGCGGCTCTGGGCCTTGGTCTAGCGGTATCTTCGCTGCGACTTCCTCGCCAAACCGCTCTACGAGCGCGTCACGGGTCATATAGACCCAGCGCCACACTTGTCCGACTTCTTCCCACGTGCGAGCGGTGCTGTGTCCAAAGTCACGCCAATGGACGTAATCCACCGGGGCGCATTCGTATTCAATTTGCTCTAGGGCAGGCGGTGCGCCCTCGCCCTGCTCAATGTTCGGGGTGACCGATACGCCGTCATCCTCAATTCCGATAGGGGCGGTGTGCGGCTCGTACCGTACCCATGCCGTACCGCGCCCACCTAAAAAGCGGTCATCCACGCAATAAGACATGGTTGAGCGGTAGTCAGGGTAATGCTCAATCTCAAAGTCTAGGGCGCGTTCCACCAACTGCGATGCCACGCGACCAACGGGGTCGTTGTCACCAAAGCGGCGGCTGATGTCAGCCTTGGGGAGCTTGGCGTAGACGGCAGGGCGTAGCGTCTGGACGTTTGACCAGAGGATGTTGAATTTCGCGGATTCGGTCAGCGTCTGCCCACGGGTATCGTCGCGGTAACGCTTGATGATCTTCTTGGTACGCGCCTGCCATTTGGCAAACTCGTTGTCGTACTGCCCGATAATACGCAGATACTTGTTGAGTTCTGGCTGCATCAATACGTCCATCAGTCTTTCCCCTTGTTGCGGGCGCTGATCGCCTTGGCTTTAGATTTGGCTTCAGCCTTGCTGCCTGCGCCCCATGCCTTAAGAGCAAGAGCCAAGCGCGTAGGCTCGCCGTTCTTCTCCATCGGCCCCGGCATATTGCCCATGCGGGCGAGGAACGAGGCGCGGCGGGGGTTGTCGCCAGCTTTTACCGGGGGCTTCAACGTGCCACCCGTTTCGGCTTTGTAGGAGGCGCGACCCTTGGCGTTTAGCCCGCCTTTTGGGTTCTTACCCTCGCTACGCTGCCACGCTGCGCTCACTTGTTTTCCTTCTTCGCGGTCTTGGCTGACTCGCGGAAAGCCTTGGCAGTCGGCGCACCGGGGGAACCCGGCTTACGCATACGCTCGCCCGAGCCAGCCTTGATGCGCTCCTGCTTGGCGAGGATGTTGGCGTACAAACCGGGCTTACGGTTCATACATAGTCACTAAACAAGCCGACAACGCGGCAGTTGCTGTTGCCCGAGCAGGTCGCGGTAATTCGCCCCTTGGTGCCAACTTCCAACGGGATCACATACACGCCAGCGGCCTGCGTGGCCGGGATGCTGACGAGGGTGACGCCGTTATCGCTAACAATGCAGGTGGCTTCTGTATTGGTCTGCACATTGACGACGACGCTGTGCAGGTACGCGCCAACGGTGCCAAACGTGCTGCTGCTCGTCGCGGCGATGGCAACGTAATTGTTCCGAGTCGGACTAATCGCGGTCATATCCTTGCCCTCCGAGAGCCTTGGCGGTCATGAACCGCCCACATATCGTTAAGAGTTACGGTGTTCTCTGGCCCGACGATCAGCGGTTTAGGCTCAAGGGTCGGGGTCTTGTCAGCCTGTTCTGCGTATGATACCGCAAGCATTCGGAAAGCGTCACTAGGGTGCGATGTCCAATCGTGGCGTGGTGACTGACGATAGGCTTTCTTATCTTCGTCGTACTCGCGCTGATATTGACGCAATGCCTCAATTCCCTCACGGCACTTCTCGCCGTCAAACCACACACGCGGCAGAATCATACGCACAGCCTGTATGCCGCTCTGTACTCCAATGTCGGGAACGACAGCAAGTTTGGCGACATCCAGATGCGTTGCCAGCTGCTCAATGATGCTCTTGCCGGTCTGCAAGCTCTTGGCGCGGGCGTCGTGCGGTAAGTAGTGTTTGGCGTAACGGTACGGCTTCTGCGTCACCGTTTCGGCAATGTCGTAGATGTCAGCGCCAGAGACAGCGTGAAAGTCTATGACGCGGATTTCCCCGCGCCCGATCTGGTAGAACCATATCGCCGTGTCGTCTCTATACCCCAAATCCCAACTGCTATAGACAGGCAGATTCGGGTCGTACGGCACTTGGCAGATGCGACCCTGCTGCTCTGCCTCTCGCATTTCCTTTCCGAAAAAAGCACCGAGGATCGCAGCCTCAAAGCTGCACTCATACTCCTGTAGGTACTGATCCTCGGCCAACTGCGCTCTAGCGGCGGCTAGCTCTGTCGCCGGGAGAATCCCGCTGGATGTGGCGGGTAAGCGCAACAGGAACCACTCGCTAGGGATACGAGTGGCGGTTTCGTAAATCTCCCAAAACTGATTCTTGCCCTTGGGTGTACCACCAAACACCGCCCACCCCTGCTTGTCTGACAGGGCAGGGCGTATGACGTTCCCAAATACGCTCGGCTTAAAGTCACCGTATTCGTCCATGTACACGCCCGAGAAACCTAGACCGCGCATGGCGTCAGCGTTGTCGGCACCGTAGAGGCGTATCTGGCTGCCGTTCATCAGCGTGATGGTCAATTCTTGTTCGTTGACCGATTGGATAATCGGGTGTGCGCCATCCTTGAAGTATTGCCATGCCACGGCCTTGGCCTGCGATCGGTACGGTGCGACGTAGGCGAACAGGCCATACGGCCCCTGGTACATAGCAGCAGCGCGGATCATGTCGTTGACGGCGGCGACGGTCTTGCCTGCGCGGCGGTGTGCGACAAGGCAAGCCCAGCGTTTCGTGCGCTCATGGAATGGCATGAACGCCTTGCGTGGGCGGTAGGGTAAAATTATTCGGGAGCCATCCATCCGATCTGTACCTTGACCGGGCCGTTGTCTTTACCTGTGATCTCTTGGCGGGCGAGCTTGGGAACGTGGTATTCCAGCAGGGTGCTGAAGGCGTCAAACGCCGCCTGCGCTCCCTTCTCTGCGGCGATCTCGTCTAGCCACCCTTGGAGTCTGTCTGCATTGCCGTCCACAAACGCTGCAATGGCCTCTCTGGCGGCCTGCGTGGACTTATTCGGCAACCCCTTGGGCCTACCCGGCCCGCCTTTCTGACCCTTTTTAAATGCGCCTGCGTTCATATCATTCACGCTTCAGTATCTTAACCTTCTTTTCCTCGCCGGGGAATACGACGAAGTTACGGGTTTTTGTCGCGCTTTTCCCTCGGCTACCCTCATCCAAGTATTTAATGCCCGGAATCCCAAACTTTGCCAAGTGCCTTTCTTGGCCTTGCGCCATTGGGCCTGCTAACGCGGTGGATTGCGTGTTGATTCCAGCCCGATCTAATGCAGCCAACACATACGGGCTTTGTTGGTCAATTGGCAAATCATAATCCAACATCCGATCTACCATTTCGTCGGGTAGGTCGGCGGTGTAAAGATTGCCCTTTGATTGATTAAATTTGTCAGCGTTTTTTTCTAACCAATCAGCAGCATCTTTTCTGCCAATTTTGTTTAATGTTTCTGTTTTTTCTTTAATGGTTGTGCCGGTAGACGATTGGCTCATTGCATATTTTGCCAATCCTTCTGGCGATTTTTTATCAGAAAAGTCTTGCACCCATTGACCATTGAAATACACATTGTCTTTGCCTTGCACGGGCACAAATCCACCACCGCCCGTTGCATAGTGTTGAGCGACATTCGGGCTTTCGGCAAAGTAAATGCCATGCCCATACGCCTGTGCGCCTTCACCCGTGCCGATCTTGCTGGCGTCAAATTCGTCAAAACGGTGCGGGCTGCCGTGGTAAACGTCAATTTCGCGCATTACGGGGTCAAACCCTTTTAGCGCACCGATTAACCGCCCTACGGGCAAAGCCGATGCAGCGGCCATTGCCATACCGGCCTCATCATCAGCTCGGCGGGCGCGTTCAAAGTCGCGGGCAGCGAGGGCTTGGCCTACGCCGGGGATAAAACTACCGCCCATTTCTAGCGCCATATCCACGGCGTCGGATTCTTGCGGCTGATCTAGGCTCGTCAGGCGCTTTGCCTTCTCGTCAATGTACGCAAGCGCAGCAGCAAGGCGTTTGCGATCCTTTGCCATTTACTTAAAGCGATCCAGCTTGTACGAAAGGGATGCAATTTCGCCAACTATCTCGTCAACGATGTTTTGCAGGTCGGTGTCTTTCGGCAGATCACCGCGAATGCCCTTCACAAAACTTAACAGGCTATCGGCGTATTTCGCCGCGTTGGTCTGCACCTTAAAGCCGTCAGGATAGTCCGACAGCGGGATGATGCCGTAGTGGCCCTGGTAGGCTTCGGCGTACTTGTCGGCCAAGTCCACGATGTTTTCGTAGTAGTGACCAAGAGCTTTGTGGGCGGCGTAGCTGGCTGTCTGCAAATGCAAAAAGTGAGTGGCCGTGCTGCTATGGAGCAGTACACCAACGAATTCTGCGGCGTCTTTGTGGCTCATTGCGGCGTTAGCCTCAAATTGGGCAGGATGATTGCAGTCGTAGCATCTCCCATCGCAAAACGCTCTGTCAACTGTCGTTCTGGCGGGTAAACCAGTATCCGATTTGACAGGTTTATCTGCATCGCATTCCAGACGCCTTTCTCTATGCCCTCAAAGTCATCAAGGGTAATGATCGTGTCGGCGTGGAACAGCCGCTCAAGGTGCGTTTTATCGTCAGGCTGTAGCCGACCGTCTATATGCAGGTGATCTATCTGCCCGTCTAGTTTGGCGAGCATTTCGGTGCTGCTGCTGTGGTACTGCGTGACGTTCGCGTAGATCGGCAGCTTAAAGTTGTGCGTCATATCGCACGTATGCACCTCGGTATCGCCCCGAGCCAGCACGAACGTGGACTTGCCAATGTAAGTGCCGATTTCCACCACGCGCTTCGGCTTGAAGTAGCGTTTGACGGCCCACAGGGCAATTAGGCTGGCGTTATTGGTGGAACCTGTCTGTTTAGCGGGGTCTAGCGCCTCAAGGTCGTCAAGGCGTTGCCACGGCAGGTCATCCAATCCGTCAAACAGCGTATCCCAGATAGCCCTAGACAGTCGCTTACGATTTAAGTTCAGCATATATTCTCCCAATGCGCTTTGTATTTTTCCACGTTGGCGACGATCTCGCCCTGCCGACCAAAATGGTTGCCAGTATTCATGCCCACAACCCGGGTGCGGAGGTGATCCAAGTCACCGACGGCATGACGCCGACCGTCCCCGGCGTCACTTGGTCGCATATCACCGAAATTGACCGCCAGTACCTCATGCTCGGTCGCACAGGGGCGTGGGCAGATTTGGGGCTAGATAGCCCTGCCCTATACCTTGACACCGACATGATCGTAAACGCCCCCATAGACGTTGTGGGAGCGTTAGGCGAGGGGTCTGTGGCGATGTGTCGGCGGTCATATAACCGGGAGGCTATTTTCAACACCCGTCAGCGGGGGTTGGAGTTTCCCGAGTACGAAGGTCGCACGCTGGACGAGCTGTACCCCTACGTCGGGTGCTGCACGATCACCCAAGATGCCGGGGTGTGGGCTGACCTCACCGAAATGTACTACGCATTGCCTGATAAGTTCTGGCGCTGGTACGGCGATCAGGAGGTTTTGCGGGAATATGCCAAGCGTCACCCCGTCGTTGAACTTCCCGAGGCGATCTGGGCGGGGTTGCCCGAGTTTGGTGGTCGCCCGCTGATTACCCACTACAAGGGTCAACGCAAAGCCCTCATCTTGAATGCTCCGGGCGTATAGCCTCGGTGTACCGCTCGTATAAGTCTTTTACGGCGTCCTGTGCGTCACGGGCGACGTAATACTCACCGCGTGGCTCAAACGTCTGTCGGAACGCCTCCTGCGCTTCCCGCAGTTTGCCCTTGGGCATCTTGATTTCCACCCAGCACACCCACGGCGTCCCGTCAGGGAGTAGGCGGGTAACGAGTTTGTCGGGGATGCCCTGCCCTGCCTTGCCAAAGTCGGTGACCGTGAACCCGGCTTTGCGTAGCGCCTCGGTGATGATGGCGTCGTTACCGTCACGGCGGGCGGCGTGTCTCATCATCCGTCTCTAAATAATTTTCAAATTCTTCATACGCTTTTGCCATTACAAAAAACCATCTGTGAAAATTTTTTTCATCGTTTTCTGCTTCGGCTTCAATCAAGTTTCCGATGGCTGATCGCAAGTTGTGCAACCTCACATCTTTTTGCAAAACGGCTTTGGATGCCGTTCCAACTGCTGACTGCAAATTTGACGTTGCTTTACGGTACTGTTTCTGAAGTTTTTTTAGTTTCAACCGTTCTTTCTGTAACGGAATTTCAGCGTCAACTTTTTGCGTCGGCTGGAAACTGAACAAGCCAATACACGGCGTTTCTGTCGTTTCGGCGGGCTGTTCAACTCGCTCATTCTTGCCTCGTTGATGCAGCGAATCAGCCATATTTTCCACCATATTTGGTTTGATCGGTATTTATTAAGCGGCGGCACGCGCACGGATTTTTAGCACTCCCTTTTCGCTCCAAAACTGCCGAATCATCGCAAGCAGCGAAGGGTCACCCGCCA